GCTCATCAAGCTAAAGAAATCTTTAACAAACAGTTTCCTACTATTGGTAAAGCTCTTGAGTGGTCCTAGTGGCTCAACGTAACTACCGTAAGGAATACGACAATTACCATTCCAAGCCAGAACAAAGGGCTAATCGTTCAAGCCGTAACAAAGCTCGACGAAAGATGGCTAAATCTGGTTACAACCTCAATGGCAAGGACGTAGACCATAAAGACGGTAACCCCCGTAATAACAGCCGCTCTAACCTTCGTATTCAGTCCCCGAGTGCTAATAGGTCTAGGAAGTAGTTAAGGGGCCTTCCAGGGGCTTCTGGAGGGCTCTCAGAGCGCAGCGAGAGGGTTTTAAAGGGGTCCTAAGGGGCCCTTTTATTTTTTCTGAAGGGTGTCAAAAGATTTTGTTTCAGATTTTTGAGCCCTAGTTAGCGCTTTGGCCTCACCCCTCGACCCCCTTGGGGGCCTTTAATCGGCCTATAAACAGATGCCGATGGTGTTATAAGGCGGCATAACGATGGCAATTGATAAGGCAACTGGAGGGTTTTAAAGGGATTGATAAGCGTGGCTAATCATACATATACGCGCGCGCATGGCCACATCTAGAAGCCTCTGAGAGCCCTTTAACAGCCCTTTGAAGGCCTTCATACCTCCCAAGGCTTTAAGGGCCCTTCTAGGGCCTTCTAGAGGCCTCTGACGGATTGTTACGAACTACAACAAACCACTAGCTAGCGGCTGGTGAGTCGGTATTGTTCCTGTGTCGGGCACAGAGCTCGACCCTTTTCCTTTCCTTTTAAGTCCGATGAGCACCTTTTACGAAGTCTTCCGGGTTGACACTTTGCAAGCCGTTAGTCCTCGCTTTACTTCCTTTGATGCCGCTTGGAGCTACCAATACAGCGAGCTGAAAGGTTCTAAGTTTCTCACTGCTGTTCGCTCTGTAACTAATAAAGACTGAAACCTAAAGGCCAGCCGGGAGCCTACTTAATCCCGGCCCCTTTCCTTTCCCTTTCACTGCCCAATGAACCATCAAGACTTGATCACAGCGAGAGCCCTTACGTTCCCGCTTGATGCTTCTGATACTGATGCTGTGGTTGTACAGCTAAAGAGTTATAGAAGCAAAGACTCTTACTTCACCATCGCTGCGTTTGTTGATTACAGAGATGCTGTGGAGTTTGTTGAGATGTTTCCTGTGATCCCTAACTGCAAGTTGAGGATTGTTGATTGCTATATGAACATTCTTTATGAACAGGACCGTAACTGTTCTACTGCTGGTGACTATTACGGAACGATGTGCTGGTGGCTTGATACCTCACAGGAGCTTAAGGATGTAGTTCTAGGTGACGACTACCTCATCGCTATTAAGAAACCACAGCTACCTAAGTTCTCTCTGCGTCGTATTGGTAACAAGCTGAGGAGCTTTGTTAAGTGAATGAGGACTATTACTTCTGGCTTCTAGAAACCTTCTACGAAGAACTGGAGTACCAACAATCAACAGAATCAGAAGAGTTAGAAGAGTCTACTAACTCTGACTACTGATTACACTTTCCTCCCTTTCCTTTCCCCTGTTCACCATGACTATCACGGTTCACCTGGCCAAGACTTCTAACAAGAAACTAGGCAAAGGAGTCTACGCCTCAACGTCTAGTGCTAACACTTGTCCTACAACCTGCGGGATGTATAACGAGTGCTATGCAAAGAAAGGTCCTCAATCCTGGCACTGGAATAAAGTTAACCGCAATGAAAGGGGCACTGATTGGGATACGTTCTGTTCTCAGGTTGAGAAACTAAAACCTAATACTCTGTTTAGACATAACGTGTCTGGTGACCTACCTACTGTTGGAGGTTTGATCGATACCGTAAAACTAGACAAACTGCAGTGTGCAACAACTAATAGCAATGTAAGGTTCTATACCTACACCCATTGGCACATCAACCCTGCTAATCAAGACACTATTAGAAGGTTCTCTCAACCTGGATTTGTCATTAACGTTTCTACTGAAAAACCTATTGATGCCCTTCGATATAAGCAAAAAGGCTTCGATGTAGTTATTACCAACACAAATGTTTTTGACATAGCAGTCTACTCGATCAAACACCGTAAACAGCCTGCAAGTATTGTCGTTAACGGTGAGGATGTTCCCGTCATTCCTTGCCCGGAACAGTATACAGAGTCTGCAACTTGTGCGACTTGTAAGCTATGCGCTCGTGCTAATCGGGATTATGTAATTGCTTTTAAGAAACACTGATATGTACCAACTCCCTAAGTTCCTGGGGTATTGTCTACTGTTCTTCCTTCCTATTGTCTGGACTGTTTTAGGTTTATTGCGAGGTAATTAGATACAACTAAGGGGCCTTTAATAGGGCCCCTTTCTTTATATCTATTACATAACGGTAGTGTTATATGCCGGTAGTGGTGGGGTTAGAACTACTATCACGCCACGGGGCAGGTGGCCTAGCTACAGCTAAATTGTTTGAGAGCCCTTTAACTGCCCGTGACAAAGCCCGTGTTGAGTCCTAGGGACAAGTTCTACGGCCCTTTAAAGGCCGTTGCTAAGCAATATATTCCGCTTTTGATGGCCCGTATGCAGGTGCTCCAAGATAGGGCAAATCAATGTATGGAATACTTGGACGTGGATTACGAGGATCCTGAAGTGCTGGAGGATGTACCTCCTGATGAACGAGTTGCAGCTGTTGCACGGGCACAATCGACGCTCCATAAATCGGTAGTAGAAGCAGCGATGTGCCAATCGTTAGTCGGTTCATTTGCTGACCTGTTGGAGAACGATTACCAAAAGATCAAGGAGAGTCAGTGTTTCTTCTTGAATGAAGATGGTGAGCTTGAGTCGTTATACGACGATGGTGACTCTCCTGATCAGATTGGTAACTAACTAGGTTACCTCAGAGGCCTTTCGAAGCCGTTCAGCTGTATCTGAATAGCAAAGGGTGTCACACCAATCTGCTATCACGTCAAACACAGCTTGCATACGTTCTGGTGCGTCGATAAGACTGTTACCAAAGCGTTTGTTGTCCCAATAGGCCTCAAGACAGGATGCCACGGGGCACTCAAAGCTAGACATAGTTAGTTCTCCTCACTACTCGGCACCGGCTCGATGGCGGGGCAGCCCCAGCGGGCGAGAACGGCGCGGGCGAAGTCAACCATTGGCAGGTCTTCGCCATCGTTGTTTACTCGCCACTCGTCCTCTAGCCAGGTGTGCAGTTCGATAATCTTCATGACCGTCGGCCCCTGCGGCTCGGGCTGGGCCAGGGCGGCGCGGGCGCGGGTGATCACGTCATCGCGTCTGATGGCTCCGATGGGGTCGTAATCGTCAAGCACCGTCAGCAGCTCAGCGCACAGCGCTCGCCAGTCGGTGGGGGTGGGGTTAGTCATCGAGGGCCTCCAGGGCACGGCGGATAAGATCGAGGCCGGAATAAGTCATGCCACCTTCAGGGTCGACGGGAACGTGCTCAAGCTCCTCTAACGCCAGCTCCTTCAAGCTTGGCGGCCTGGGGCGGCGGTAGTTATAGAACTCAGTTACATCCTCTTCCTCCCACGCAGCGCACTGTTTGAGGTAATTTCCACAAGCAAGTAACTCCTGGTCGGCGCCCCATTGGGCGGCGCGGGTGGCTAGATAGGTGTGAGCCAAAGGCTGTGATTCCAGAAATGTGCGCTCTTTCAACCACTGCTGCACCAGCTCCGGCGGTGGGGTGATGGGGTGCTGTTGATTAGCCATTAAAAGCAACTACCTCAGGAAACAACTCTTCAATAGCCTCTGCGTAGCCATCCCAATAATCTTTATCTCGCTCACCAATAGCTTTTCTGTATTCCTGTTGAGCGTACTGATACGCCTCAATCACCAAGTCTTCAGGGATTACGAACTCAGACATCACTTATCACCCCAGGTTTCAGAGTCATCAAAAGAAACACAGTCATCTTCTTCATCTGTGTTTTCAATGTCTTCCCAAAACGTATCCAAGAACTGATCAAGTTCTTCATCAGTCATAGGTGTATTACGACTGGGATTTGAGGGTGTCATTAAAGTGCCTCTTTAATTGGCGGTAAAGGACTCTCTAATAAAGAGGTCTTAAAGAGGAGACAACAGAAGAGCCTCTTTAAAAGACCTCTTTAAAAGAGCTATCTAAAGGTAATGAGAGGGCTCTCTTGCCGCCACCTTAAAGGGACACTTCAACAGCTGTCCTAGACGGTCTGGTCAAGGCGTAACCACCGGGGGTACCTTCTGTGGGTCCTTTCGCGTCAAACCGATGCAAGTCCAAGGAACCCTGACTGGTTGGATCCCTGACTTCTACGAGACTCCGACCTACAACGGTGAGCCCTGTGATTTCCGTCTGAAGGTCGTAGTAGCCGATGGTGCTGACCTGTTGGAAGAACTGTCTGAGGAGTACGACAAGGCCTGTGCTTGGTACCGTGAGGCCACTGGTCGTAAGGCGTTCTTCGATGCCCCCTTTGAGGCCTCTGAGGACGGCTCTGTGACCGTCAAGCTGACCGCCAAGCTGGCTTATGGGGAGTTCCCTCTGCCTGTGGTGGACACTGAGCTGCAGCCTTTGGATCGTGATCTGAAGCTGCGTGAAGGCTCTGTGGTGTTGGTTTCGGTGAAGCCGACGTTCATCCCTCGTAAGAGTCCCAAGGGTGGCCTGCGGCTGTGCCCTAAGGGTATGCAGGTGCTGGAAGCCGTTACTATCACGGGGAAAGACAGCGGTGATTTTGATGTCACCAAAGCTTTCAAGAAGCAAGCTGGCTTCAAACAAAGCCAGCCGAACCTGAAAGAGCTTGCTACTGTGAACGGCGACGACGCTGACTTCTGAGGTTGATTGCTTATGGCCCGACGATTCCACAAGTACGGCAAACGCCAAGCTGATGGGTTTCGATCGGGCTTTGAATCAGAAGTAGCCAAGCACCTCAAGGCCAAGGGAAGTAAGTGGGACTATGAGGGCCGAAGCTTCGACCTACTGATTCCCCGAAGCTACACACCTGATTTCTTCCTCGGAAACGGTGTGGTGCTTGAGGTGAAGGGTTACTTCGATGCAGAAGACAGGAGGCTCATCAAGCTGTTCCGTGAGCAGCACCCTGATGTAGACCTTCGGATGGTGCTCCAGAAGCCCCATCAAAAGCTCACCAAAGGCGGTGTAATGACCTATGCCGGTTGGTGTGACAAGCACAACGTCCCCTGGTGTGAGGGACCTTTTATCCCATCTGACTGGCTTGCGGGCTGACGGTCTGCTACACTCAGTTCGGACAAGGATGAAAGGACCCAAGACCTCCAGGGGAGCTGCACAAGCCCTTTGGAGGTCTTTTTATGTCTCGCGTTGTAGGTAGGTTGAGCTGCCCACGGTGCGGATCACGAGATAACGTTGCCATGTACGACGACGGAGGTCAACACTGCTTCACGCCTGGTTGCTCGTACCACGTTGCTAGTTCCTCTTCCTTTCAAATGTCCACACCCTTCAGCAATGAACAACAGCATCGAGAGATTGAACCAATCCTCGGTAGTTACAAAGCCATCACAAGCCGGGGTATCTCAGAAACTGTTTGTAAACAGTTCGGGTATTTCAAAGGGGTATATGGCGACAGTGAGGCTTACTACTGGCCTATCTACGACAAGGAACGTCGTCTCACTGGTTACAAGATTCGTAAACCAAACAAACAGTTTGTCCAACACGGATCCAATCCTGACAATACGTTTCTCGGGCAAGAGAAATGGGGGAGTGGTGGCAAGCTGCTGGTTATCTTTGAAGGTGAGTACGACTGTCTTAGCTACGCAGAGGTCCGTAAGAGTTGGCCGTGTGTCTCGCTACCTAATGGTGCTGACTCTGCGGAGAAATCCATTCGGAGCAATCTCGATTGGCTTCTGAAATTTGAAGAGATCATCCTTTGTTTCGACAACGATGATCACGGCCAGAAAGCCGCTAAGAAAGCCATCCAGCTGCTTCCTCCTCGTGTCGGTAAGATCGGCAAGATCGAGGGCTTTAAAGATGCCTCAGAGGCCCTTCAGGCGGGCCATGGTAAGGCCATTATGCAAATGGTCTGGACGGCTACGGAGTACGAACCAGACGGCATTGTGAGCGGCTCTAAGCTGCTCCAGATGGTCCTAGAGGATCCAAAGGTTACGAGCGCTGAATACCCGTACAAGTTCCTTAACGACAAGCTTCACGGCCTGCGTAAAGGCGAGCTGGTGACAATTACCGCTGGCTCAGGGATCGGGAAGAGTACGTTCGTCAGTGAGATTGCTTATGACCTTCTTGTTCGTCAAGGCGAAACAGTTGGTTATGTCGCTCTTGAAGAGAATATCCGACGCACTGCTAGGCGGTTCGTTGGTATGGAGCTTAATTACCCTATCCACATTGATCGCGGCCACTTCACCGATGACCAAATCGAGCAGGCCTTTGAGAGCACTCTTGGCACGGGCAGGTTATTTCTGTACGACCATTTTGGCTCTCTTGACCCTACCGTTCTGCTTAACCGTATACGTCATTTGGTTTCTGGCTGCGGGTGTAGCTGGATTGTGTTTGATCACCTCTCAATTCTTGTCTCGGGTTTGGATCAAGGCGATGAGAGGCGGGCAATTGATCAAACGATGACCAAACTGCGCAGCTTTGTTGAAGAAACCGGCTGTGGAATGTTGCTTGTATCTCATCTTCGCCGTCCTACTGGAGACAAAGGCCATGAAAATGGAGCCCAAACATCACTATCACAACTTCGTGGCAGCGCTGCTATCGGCCAACTTTCTGATATCTGTATTGGCCTTGAACGAAATCAACAATCTGAAAACGACTCCGAGGGCACAGTGGTACGGGTACTCAAGAATCGTTTCACCGGCTGGTGTGGCGTTTCCGGGTCCGTGAAATATGAAGAGTCAACAGGCAGAATGTTGGAGCTTAAAAATGGCAGCGGAAGCAAAGCTGCAAAGTTCGATGATTCTTTTGAAACCGACTTTTGACATTCACCTGTCTGAGATGAATCCCCTGAAAGTTACGGCACTAGCTGCAACTGAAAAGGCGAAGCGTTACCTTCAGTCCTTCTTCAAGTCCAATGACACCATCCACCACATCAGCTACGAACAGCTTGATGGGTTCCTTGACTACTGCTACAGCAGGAACCTCAAAGTCCTTATCGACGATAACGTTCGATGTGGAGACCAATGCGCTCAAAACTAGGGACGTTACTAAAGTCCACTGCTGTGCGCTACATCAGGGTAAAGAAACAGTCCTTTACAAAAACGCAAAGGAGTGGATTCCGATTCTTGAGAATGCGGATGTACTGATCGGACACAACATTATTCAGTACGACATCCCTACCATTCAACAGGTCTACCCAAAGTTCAGACCGAAGGGAAAGGTCATTGATACTTTGATCCTGTGTCGGATGCTGTATCCAAACATCTTGGATACTGACTTCAAAAAGAAGTGGAAAGGTATGCCGATTCAGCTTTATGGTCGGCATAGCCTTGAGGCTTATGGGTTCCGTCTTGGTCATAACAAACGCCACGCAGACCTGAAAGATTTCAGTGTGCTGACTGACGAGCTGGCTGAACGGTGCATCAGTGATGCTGAACTGAATGTTAAGCTTTGGCACAGGTTGCAACCTAAGGCCAGCGACATCCCTTGTGCCGTTGACCTTGAGATGCGTTTTGCGCAGCTCATCGCCCTGCAGGAACGATCTGGCTTTGCGTTCAATGTTCAAGGGGCATTGGAACTTGAAGCTGAGATCAACCAACAACTGAATACTCTCAGCGAACGATTGAGACAACGGTTCCCGTTCGTTGACGGAGGGATCTTTACTCCCAAGCGCAACGACAGTTCAAGAGGTTATGTAGCCGGTGCAGCAATGTGCCGTCTTATGGACCTCAATCCAAACTCTCGTGATCACATTGCTTGGGTGCTGCAGAACACTCTGGAATGGAAGCCGGAGGAGTTCACCAACACTGGTAAACCCAAGGTTGATGAAACAGTTCTGTCGAAGATTCCTGGAGCTGAGGACTTTGTTTCACACCTCACACTCCAAAAGCGATTAGGTCAACTGAGCACTGGCAACAACGCTTGGTTGAAACTCGTGGAACGTGACAACAGGATTCACGGCAGTGTGATTACTGTTGGCTGTGCCACGGCTCGCTGCAGCCACGTCAACCCCAATATGGCCCAGGTACCTGCTGTCAGGTCAGCCCTGGGACCGGAGTGCCGAGCTTTGTTTGGACCTGGCACCCTCGGGGGAGGGAGAAGCACCAAACAGGTTGGCGTGGACCTCAGTGGGATCGAGGCTCGATGCCTTGCCCACTACTTGTGGCCCTTTGATGACGGCAAGTTTGCTAACGAAGTCCTGAACGGTGACATTCACTCGGCCAATCAAAAAGCCGCTGGACTTGCCACACGAGATCAGGCAAAGACGTTCTTCTATGCCTTGATGTACGGCGCAGGGGCAGAGAAGCTGGGCCTTATTACAGGTCAAGATGGCGCCAAGTTGAAACGGAAATACTTTCGGAATATGCCAGCCCTGGCTCGGCTGACTGAGATGGTCACAGACAAGGCAGAAAGCCAAGGCTTTGTGAAGGCTCTTGACGGTAGACAGATACAAATCCGGTCCTCACATAGCGCTTTGAACTTCCTTTTACAGAGCGCAGGAGCGATCATAAGCAAGCTTTGGTACATCAAGTGCTACGAGCAGCTAGCGGAGGCTGGCTTGGTTTACGGCAAACATTGGTCCTTTCTTGCCCACGTCCATGATGAAATCCAGTTCTCAGTCCAATCCGACAAAGCAGAGCAGCTTGGAACCCTCGCTGTCAGATCTGCTGCCTTGGCAGGAGAAGCACTTGGACTCCGTATTGGAATCGGTGCGGAATACAAAGTTGGAGACAACTGGGCAGACTGCCACTAAGGTCTGCAAGGTTTGTAAGCAGGAGAAACCACTCGATCTGTTTGGTCGCAACGGTACCTGGAAGCGTCCTGAGTGCCTCTCCTGTGGCGCTCGGCTGATGAGCCAGTACCAGAAGCTCAGAAGGCACCAGAAGACCCCTGAACTAGGGACTCCGTGTGACTGCTGCGGTAAGACCGATGAGAAGCTTCAGTGGGATCACTGCCACGTCACTCACGAGCATCGTGGTTGGCTTTGTCACAACTGCAACACAGGCCTTGGAAAGCTTGGGGACAATATTGAAGGCGTCCTAAGGGCCCTGGACTACCTGGGCAGAGTTAATAAGCTAGGGACCCACACAGGAGGAGCCGATGACCTGGCTACTGCTTGACGCAGATATGCTGCTGTATCAAACAGTGGCCTCTTGCGAAGTTGAAATTGAATGGTGTCCTGACATCATCACCACTCATCTCCCGGTTAAAGAAGCTCAGTTGATGTTCAACGATCTTCTTAACACCAAGAAATCCCAAGCTCAATGCGAACGCTTCACCCTTTGTTGGACAGCTGATCAAAACTTCCGAAAGGAAATTGATCCAACTTACAAAGGCAACCGAGCTGGTAACCATCGTCGTAAACCTGTTGGCTATCTAGCCATTCGACGCTGGGCTGAGCAACAGTTTCCTTCAGAGTGCTGGCACAAGCTTGAAGCTGACGATGTACTTGGGATTCTTGGTACTCGGTTTATTGATGAGTGTGTGATCTGGTCGGGCGATAAGGATCTTAATCAGATCCCTGGGTTCCATCTAACCAACGATGGAGACACAACCTACATCCTTCAAAACCAAGCTGATGTCTACTTCTATCGCCAGATTCTTATCGGTGATTCCACTGACGGCTATCCTGGTTGCCCTGGGATTGGCCCAAAAACAGCGGAAAAGCTCATTCCTTACGAAGAGTTCGATGAGGCCACCGCATGGCGAACTGTAGTTGAACAGTACAAGAAGAAAGGACTCAGCCCAATTGAAGCCCTTAAACAAGCACGACTCGCTCGCATCCTCAGAGACACTGATTATCCTCTTGACACTCTTCAGTTATGGATCCCGTCAACCCCACTCACTACGCCTTTGACGAAGGAGTAATTGAATGCATTGATTACATCGAAAGTCACGCCTTTGATTTTGTTGAAGGCAATGTCATTAAGTACGTCACTCGGTACCAGCACAAGAACGGTACTGAGGATCTCAAAAAGGCTCGTTGGTACCTTGACCGCCTCATCAAACGTAGTGAGGAGTGGGACAAGAAGTACAAGAAGTCCCGCTACGACGCATACCAAGCCCTTGTCGAAACTTATGAGCAAGACGAATTTTCAGAAGGTCAAAAGCTGGATGCAAGCAGCGGACCAGTTAATCAATCCTGATTCTGACGAGTGGCTTGAGTTTCAAGAACAGCAACTCACTTATGTCGAAGAAGAGTTTTACGAGTTGATGTATGCGTTCCGCAACGAAACCCGTCCGCAGCTCATCAAGGAAGCTTGTGATCTACTTTGGGTCACTTATGGTCTACTCATCTCCTTGGGTGTGGATGCTGATACTGCTTTCGATCGGATCAACACCTCAAACTGGTCAAAGCTTCCTTTCACCAAGGTGGACGGAAAAGTTCAAAAAGGACCAAACTACAAACGACCTGACCTTACCGACCTATGAAAAACTACAGAGAAGTAGTATCTGAAATACCCCCTGAAGCTTGGCAGTTTGTTCAAGCAGAGGTGGATGAAGATGAAAACGGTGAATGCATCATTCACTTCTATTGGGATTCCGAAGAACATCCTGAACTTGAACCGCTTTCTCAGATCTCTGAAGAAGACTGGAACACGTTTGTTACCGAAGCTCTTCAAAACGCAATCAACGAAACCCTGGACACTGACGACAATGGCACCAATGCTGAAGGAGAACCTGAACCCGGCGATCGCAATGACGGGGAGGGTGGAGAGCTGGATTGAGAATCCGACTCGCCGCTATCCGGTTAGCTGCACTGTGTTCGTGGTGGAAGACACCATGGATGAAGACCCTGATGGTCTTGAAGGTTCTTGGCAGTTTGTTAGCAAGGCTCTCCGTTATGGTGCAGGCGTTGCTGTTCACCTGTCGAAGCTCCGCGCAAAGGGTACTCAGAACAGCCACGGAATGGTTGCTTCAGGTCCTTGTGGGTTCATGGAGATCTACTCCAAGTTCAACGAGATCCTTCGTCGTGGTGGCACCTACCGCAATGGTGCGATTGTTGCTCATCTTGACGCAGATCATCCTGACATTCTGGAGTTTGTTAATTACGATCGCGGTCGTATTCCTTGGATCAAGCGTTGTGTCAATGTTGATCCTGACATCATTAACCAACCGGACAAGCTGAACGCAATCATGACCGCTGCCCGTAAGGGTGATGTGTGGATTGTGAAGAAGCAGTACGACGCAAACGGCGAGCGTATTTACTCCAACGTGTGCCAAGAGATTCTCCTGAAGTCTCGTGACACCTGCCTGCTGACTCATATCAACCTTGGGATCACCAAGATTGATGAAATCCCTCAAGCTTTTGTTGATGGGATGAAGTTCCTCTGTGAGCTTTACACCAAAACTGGTGTGGATGAGTCAGGCATTTACAGCCGTAAAGACAATCAGGTTGGTCTTGGTGTGCTGGGTCTGGCAAACCTGCTGGCTATTGAAGGTGTGACCTACAAAGAGTTTGTGCTGGCTTTGCAGCGTCAGAATCTCAGCCTGAACCTTGTAATGTCCAAGGCTGACGAGATCGCTAAGGCCCTCTACCTGGGCTTCATGGAGGCTTCTAAGGTGGCTGCGGACTACAAGATGTCTCGTGCGTTCACCGTGGCTCCTACGGCCTCCTGTGCCTACCGCTACGCAGACCGTGAAGGGTATACCACTTGTCCTGAAATTGCCCCTCCGATTAGCCGTCAGGTAGATCGTGATAGTGCAACTCTTGGCGTTCAAAGCTACAACTTCAACCCCAAATGTGAGACTGCAGAAGAGGTTGGTTGGGATGTGTTCTTTGAGCTGAATAGTGAGTGGCAGCGGCTCATGGATAGCACTGGAATGGCTCACGCTATTTCCATGAATTGGTGGTCTGATATGACAACTATGGACCGTCAATTTATGGCACGATGGTTGAACTCCCCCCTGAAGAGTTTGTATTACTCTCTTCAGGTGATGTCTGACGTTCAAGATAAAACCAGTGCTTACGCCGCTCTTAGTGAAGAGGACGTGACGGATTATCTTGCCAATCTGTTGGACGGAGGTTCTGCCCCTCAATGTGACTGTGCCGAGTGATGAATCCCTACCAGAAACTCTTGTCCCGTAAGCGCACTTGGACTCCGAT